CTCATTCTTTGGTTCTTCTTTCGGCAACAGATCTGTGAGTGACTTCATAACTTGAACATGATTTTTTATCATTGTGTTATACACTTCTACAGCTGATGACTTCTTCACACCAAACTGATTAGCACCATTCTGGTATTTTTCAGTCACGCCATTTTCATTTATCTCATCCTGCAGATCCTCAAGAGTAATGGCCATAAAAGCTGCGTTTTTTATGAGTGAAACCACTGCTTTTTTCTTTTTGTCATCTATGTTTTTCAATAAACCGTTTAATCTGGCTATTTCCTGCTTAATTCGTTTTTGTTTATCCAACTCGGAATTTTCACCCATAAAAATCACATCCTCTCCCATTTACTACACCCCTCATGTGAATACCCTATGTATTACGCGAAGGATGTCACACGGTCTACTACAGCCACGAAATCCACTTTTTGATAGGGGGGCTATGGCCTGTTTTATTCGACAAGCTTCGACAATTTTTGTCACACTTCGACAAGATTTCCATATTCATCAAACCTTGTACCAACCATTGTCACTCCATACTTCTCATGATGTTCTTGGTTATGACAGTCCTGGCATAATAGTTCTAAGTTATGGTAGCTAAGTGTAACCTCTGGATTGTTTATGTTATCAGGTGTTAAGTATTGCTTGTGATGTACAATCTTTCCTACCCCCTGACATCGTTCACATAGTCCATGACGATAGGTAAAGTATGATTGTCTACATTGCCTCCACTGTTTAGAATTGTAGAACTTAATAGCAAACTCTTTAGCCATCTAATTAATCCTCGTCAATGTAGTCAACAAGTAGCCAACCATCTTCAGTTACACCAACCACTTTAATTTCCTTTTCAATCGTATAGGATTCGTCCTTAGCTAAATCAACACCGATAATACATTTATATAGATAATCTTTATTCTTCATCAAACTCACCACGTTCAATGGCTTCCTTCCAATACTTAACCTCTTGCCACTTAGCTAATGAGTCAGCCAGTCCTCCACCTTTATCACGGTCTATCTCATTCTGTAAGGCATTGAACCGTTTAGTCATAAAGTCTAATATCTTTTGCTTACTTATGGTTTCGCCCATCTTCATAGCCTACCTTATAGCTTAATCCACTAATAGAAATAAATAAGATAACTCCAATAAGTAAAATCATTTCCTTCTCACCGCTCCATTAATTCGAGTATAGGTATCTCGATGAACGCCCATGATGTTAAGCCAGTCATTACGACTTAGTTTCTCTTCTTGTCTAGGTTTCTTCCTAGGTGACTTATCCTGTTGTTTCTTGGATAAATGATCAGTTTGTTGTTTCAATACCAATCACCTACTTCATAAAGATAAGCCACCTATTATTACGGAAGATGGCCAACCGTGCCGATCCACATCTTTGCAGCTGGCATCACTGACGAAAGGAGGATGAAAGTGAAATTACGATATTCCATGCCAACCAAAACACCGTAACCAGAAGTGGAGTAATCGATATATAGAAAAAGACGATACTCTGCCCAGGAGTACCGCCTTTTTAGCAACTATTCTACTGTGATCTAGTAACTAACCAATATTAGTTAGTTCGAATGATTTTCACTCGATAGTATCATATTAACACGGAATTCCATGTCAAAAGTGCAAATAAAGTGCAAACTTTTACTAATTCGCTATATCATCGGATTACGACATAAGACTTTCTAAGTCTGTGTCATCAAAATAAACAAAAGTGTTATCTTCTGGTAAAAATTCAACATTAACTTTTACAGTTTTTTCATCTTCATCATAATACAAGGAGAATACTCCACCCTTTAAGAACAGGTAATAAACATCATTTTTTAAATCAAGTTTCCTACCGTGTTTTTCCTTTAGTAATAAAGTCAATTTATCTACTACTTTCATTCTCCCCATCATCCTCCTTTGACTTCATTTGGATAAACACTTTTTGTATAAGGTAATTGCCCTGTGTCAGATAAGCCAAAATGACCCATTCTCGACACCATAACAACTGTGTATTCCACATCTTGATACTTAACTTTATCACCCTTTAAGATACCGTTATATCCTATGATGCGATGTAAGTCACCATATTCATCAATCGACTCGAGCCCGATTGTCTCAATTCCGAATTCATTTTCCTTTGCTAGAAACCATTCAACCGTTCTTTTACCCATAACACATTCACCACAAAATAAGAAATCATCTTTCATGCGTTTGAATACTTTTTGACAACCTTCACATCTTTCCATTTTCATCATCCTTTATGTCGCAATAGCCTTCGATTACCCATTAAACCGACTACCTCTTTTGCCATTCTTATAATGCGGTTTACGATCCTTCTCAGCCTCTTCCTTTAGCTTCCTAATCACTCTTCTAAGGTGTCTGATGGTTTTATCCTTATTGATGTTAGCTCTTCTCAGCTGCTTATTTTGATTGGTTACATTACCGAGTTTATCTGTCAGTGCTTGATAATCTAAATCGTCCATGTTATCTCCACCCAACTACTTCAGCAATGGCATAGATAATTTCATCACGCATATTAAAAGCTGTTCTTCGGCTAACAGGTATTTCTCCAGCTATTCCATCCCATGTAAGCGTCTGTGGTTTGGTCCAGTACTTTAACCTAATTAACTTCTGATATTCCACAGGAAGACTGGTATACACTTTCTGAATGGCATTCGCCACTTCTTCTAATCGATTTAAACGTTTATGAGTAGCTAACCTCGTTGCGATCCGTTCAGTAGGACTGGAAGGTAAACCACTTCGACCTCCACCGATATTTTCATCATCATTGGACTTGGTAAACATGATATCTTTACGCAGCTCTTCAATTTCTTTCAATGTATCTTTGTAACTAAATAACTCAGATTCTATATGTTTGAAAGTTGCTTTTTTTAGCTTAGTAGCAATAGTCATTAGTAAACTCCTGAATCTTGTCTTTGATGATTGATTTTATTCTTATCAAAGTAAGCTTGTTCGATTTGCTCCCATGTAAATCCAAGCATTTCACCTAGACCTATGAAATAACTAACCAAATATTCATAATTATCGCGACCGTTATATTCGTTTATCATTGATACATGGTAGAATAACGTTCGGAATTGTTCTGTAATATCTTCCTCATAACTCGGAACCCAAGGATCTACTGCTTTAAGTTCAATTCCCAACTCCAAAATAAAATGTAATCCGTCCACAAACTCTTCAAGTAAAGGATTATAAAAATCTGCATCCGCTAGATCCATATATGGTCTACGTGATTTTCGTGTGCTCGGTTCTTGATTTTGACTCCAGAACTTAAACCCTCTCCATTCATTCGCGCATTCACCGAGCTCCACCAGTAAAGCAAGTACTAACTTATTGAATCGGTCTGGTTCGTTATAAGCAATTCTATTCCTAAACACTTTTTGCATTTCGAATAACTTTGTAAGATTCATAACTTCATCCCTCCTCTTCTCACTTTGAAAAGTCCATATTTCATCAAGTAATATCCGACAGTCGAAAAGTCCATTCCTAGCTTTTCTGCAATCCAATCTTGGGTTTTGCCCATCCCCCAATACTTCAATAACTTTTGAAGATGAATATCACTCCATTTTCGTAAATCAAGCTCCCTCAAAGCTTCGTACTTGAAGCTAAGAGGGCAATCTTCATAAAGAGCTATTTGCAATAACTGCTTTTTAGTGGCATTTTCCAAATTCATTTTCTACCTCACCAAAACTTATTTAAGTTACGGTAATGCTCATATTTACCTTGTTTCTTTAACTGGTATAATTTTTCGGCTATGGTTGCTTTTGTTCTCCCTAATGCCATTCCGAGTGTTTCTAGGTCATCTACCCTTTCAAATTTGCAAAGGTACTCTATATCCTCTTCTGACCATTTTGTTCCTTGGTTCTCATGAAAGGCTGGATGATACTTCATTCGGCCGCAAGCGTCGTAAACTATATCCATACCTTTACAAGTTCCTTTAATGCTCGGCTTTCTTTTTCCAATTTGATTAGCGAGGAATAAACATCAGCATGTTTACCTAAAAGATTTTGCAACTCATAATCCTTTTGTTCCAATTCACTTAATACCCTGGCATATTCCTGTTGAGCCCATTCCTTTGCTTTTCGTTCCCGTTGCAACTCATCACTTAAATCATTAATTAATTGGCGCATTTCAGCGGTTTTATCTTCTTTAGGGGTTTCAGTCTTAGGAGTAGGTTTATTGTCTATTACAGGCTTTTCTGAGCATTTACTGGGTGCTTTAATCCCATTGTTCCATTTCCAATTGGCTAATGCAGTTGGCTTAATGCCTTTAATTTCTGCGATTTTTTTATCTTTATATCCGCTCAACTTTAAATCGTTGTATTCATCCACAGTGAGATTGATTTTAGCAGCCACTTCCTCTACCTCCTTTTGTTTCTTTTTTGCAAATCCCCAATTTCGCATGAGTAAGCTAAATTCAGTTTGATCCATTTTGAGCGCCTTGCTAATGGACCGTTTATTCACTTCCATTTCCAATAGAAATGCAATATCACTTCGGGTCATATCCTTACCTTTTGCTAATATGTGACTACATTTTTCTACTGGATCACGCTCCAACATCTTTCCTAACCGTTCAATTTCTTCACAGGTAGAACAGCCTGCACAACCAAAAGGATGCTTGTCCAATAAATCAATGATTTTTAGACGAATGGCTTTCATTTTCCTCTCAATCCCATAAGCATTTTCAAGTTGAACATGGCTTTTTCTAGGTCCTGCATACCACCTTTTTCTTTATGTCGGCTTACATACTTGATGACATTCCCAATGTAGAAGCCCTCAGCTACCGTTACATTTGATTCTTTTGGAAAGTGTTTCTCTAAGTAACCATTCACATCTATTTCGTTCTTATGGTAATGCGAGGGCTTATTAACCACATCTTCAAACTTAAGTGGTTCAATCGTTTCCATTGACTAACCTCCTATTCTTTCAAAGCAGTAATCTTTCATTCTGTCATATATCCATCTAGTTTTTTTAGGTGGAACACCATTCTGTTCCCAGTGACGAAAACTCTGCATATTCACATTTAAATACTTGGCTATTTGCGTTCGATTGGAATGAGTACTTACAAGAACCACATTGAGAAATTCTTTGAAGTGGTTCCCTTGGATTTCACGTATCATCACGTATCCTCCTATGTTTGAATTGTTCATAATGAAATTGAAATTTTATTGGGTTATATTTAAGTCAGCTTGACAACTTCTACATAACGGTTGAGTTGTTTCTTTACCGCTAAAATTCCATACAATCGCTTGGTCTGTTTGAATACCACATGGGCATTGTCTTATTTCCTCGGTTGATTTGATTGCAACCATATTTATATTTCTACCCCCTATAAAATCTAAGTTTCATTACCGCTTTCATATTCCCGTTGGCATCTATCGCTACAAAAATCTTCATTTACAGGAATTTCATTATCGCAATTAAGACAAAAATCCACACAATCTTCTTCGCAACCGCATGAATTACAGTGTTTACATGGCATCGGTTACCCTCCTTTATAAAACCGAACTTTGATAGGCTTAACTCCAAAGGAAATTTAAGAAATCCTCTCTCGTTTCAAAACCCTGCGTTTTTAAAAATTCATCAATTTCTTCCTCGTCCTTATGATTGCTATAACAAACAAATTCACCATTTACCAATAAAATTTCTATTATTCAAATATGCCATTTTCAAAGTTGTTCCACTTCCGCAAAAACAATCTAACACTGTGTCAAACTCATTACTCCACGAAAGAATGTGATCTTCCGCCAGTTTTTCAGGGAAAATTGCGGGATGCTGGTGCGCTATCGAATCGGTAGTAGACACTCCTTTACCTACACCGTAAAACCATATGTTAGGTTTTATTTTTTCAAGTTTAATTGTCTTATCTGGAGCAATTACATTTTTAACAAGTTCTTCTGATGTATAATCTCTAACTTTTCGTGCGATATTTCCTCCATTTTTTGTTGGCGTTTTAATAGGGTTAAATGTTTTTGGTTTTCCTTTTGAAAAGATAAACATATATTCAAATTGTTGTTCATAACGATTATGTGTTAGTGGTATCCAATTTTCTTTAGCGTATATCATCGTGTCGTGAACATTAAATCCAATTTCCTTAAAGTATAACGCTTGTTTGAATGACGTAAGGGTTTCGCTACCTTTATCAGTTTTGTCACCAACCACCCAAACAACGATACCGCCTTGTTTTGTTACTCTGTATAATTGTTTTGCTACTTCTTCAAACGGAAATGTATAACCATTATATGTTCTTAAATCGTCATACGGTGGTGACGTTACGGTTAAATCCACACTTTCGTTAGGCATATAAGTCATTATTTCGGCACTGTTACCATGTATTACTCTGTTTAAAAATTCTTGCATTTATATATTCCTCCTCCACCTCATAAAATCTAAGATTCATTACACATCTTTTTCTTCCGCTCACCTATTTTGCAAAGGATATCCGCCACAATTAACCCTGTTTTTGTTACTTCAGGATTGTTTGAAATTAAGTCATTTTGATTTAATCGCAATAGTTGATTACGGGAAATCAGCTGTAAATTATCTAAAGTCACATTGAGGTTATTACCATCTAAAAATAGTAAGCAGTGTCCTTTCGGTAGTGGACCATGCACTTGTTCCCAAATATAGAGATGTTTTAATCTCCATTTGTTTGGATCTGCAATCTTAACCTCGGTATAACCATCAACATTTACCCTCTCAGTTCCTACTGGTTTGTAATTTAAAGGCATCTGCCCTTTTTTAAATTGGGTTTTCTTGCCGTTCTCACCGCCAAAATTAATTCCTTTCATTCCTTTGTTAAAAGGTATTTGCCCTTTCTCAAAACGCCCATTACGACCACTTAAAATCTTATGGCGAGATAAAGTTCCTTTAAGTTGGTTTAAGGTCACATTGGCACTAAAACGTTCATTAAACATGGGAACCAATTCACTTATCGTGTGTAATGGATAATGCTCTCTTAAATAGTCCAGTTCTTCATTTGACCACCATCGAAACATTTTAAGCGTTCTCCCTTTTTTTGATATCTTTTATCGCAAGTTCTAACTCTGCTAAATAATGAACAGTCCTATTTAATTCTGAGTCTTCATAGACCTTGCCACGTTTGACAACCGATGTCATAACTCTTCGAGATGTTAAAAATAAGTTATCGAGCGTCACATTCATTTTGTTTCCATCTGCAAAACGTATTACATATCCTTCGGGAATAGGTCCATTCGATTCAATCCAAATGAGATGATGTTTCTTTATCCATTTATTCGGTTCTGCTACTTTTACCCATACACAGCCTTCAATAATCGACTCACTGCCCACAAGTTTATGAGAAGGTGGTAAATTGCCCTTTTTAAACCAACCATCTTCACCACCCGTTTGTATCCCCTTCATATCCTTGTTCCAGGGACTTTGACCTTTATTAAAGCGTGTGTTGTACCCTTGCATACCGTTTTTAATTCCATTTCGATACATAACACCTTGAACCGAACGAACACTCACATCAAGGTTATATTTACATCTAACAAGCTCTTGTATCTCTTCTAAAGTTTTACCTTCTGCAATTTCACGAATGAATTGTATTTGTTCTTGTGTGTATCGGTGCTTATTCACCATTTACCCCTCTAACATTTTCGGTTTTTGAAGGTCTTTCGATTTGTATTCAGTATGGAATTTTTGTGCTTGCAACACTAAAGCTCCATTAGAAATGATTTGATTCGCTATGCTTGTTACAGCTTTTGCACGTTCGATTTCCTCCGATAACTTATCCCCTTGTATATCTTCATCACTTAATCGCTCCAATTGAGCAAATAGGTGCAAATTCAGATCACCTAATGTGTTTTTCATTTTCAACATCCTTTCTTTTTCTCATCACACATACAAAGCCTTTCGTATGCTCAATCCCGTAATATCGATTCTTATGCCCTTTTAACTTGTTATCATCAAAGAAAAAACTCTTATGAAAATGGTCCTGGGCGATAATCTCGGTGATAGCTTCATAACCGCGTTTTTCTAAATCTTTAATAGCACTTTCCATCTCATGTAACCTAGCGCGTTTAATGGTGATTTGGAAATTACGCAAGTTATTCCCTCATTTCACGTAAACTTTGAATCAACCAAACTAAATCCTCTTTATGAACTAAATCGATATAAGAGCTATAAGCCCATTCGTTATTCGTAAGATATCTACTTTCAATGTCATTTAACCTTTCCATGCTTATGTATGATCCTGATGTAATTAAAGCAATGGCTTCTTCAGGTGATCTCGCTACTCCAGCAATGGCTCCATTTTGTCTCATAGTTTCGATAAAGTGCTCCTGGTCCTTTCGCAAACGTCCTTTTTCGTTTTTTACTTCGATAAAGAACATTTTTCCATCTTTTTTTCGAAAACCGAATAAGTCAGAAAATCCTTTTGGCAATCCAGTTGATATAGTTCGGCCGTCAGCTGTATTAAAAACTCCTACATTTGCTCGGAAGACAATCGCATAAGGATTTAATGCAAGCCGAATCGAATTTTGTATATCGATTTCTTTCATAATTCATCTCCTTCATTCATAAAATGGGATAGTTGGGACGGTTTGTCCCGTTTTTCCAAAACTATATATATATTTATCTTTTATTTTTTTATTTTCTATTTTTCTATTAAAACTATCCCAACTATCCCAAATAGATAAATAAAGTAATATAAATATAGATATATCAAGGGTTTAAGACATGGGAGGGTTTTTCTCAAACTATCCCAAAACTATCCCGTAACCCTCCCAACTTAATAAGAAATTCTAATTCCAGAACCGTTATACTCGCCACTTAATCCCAAACCACGATAATAAATACCGCTACTTTTTAATTTTTCAAACCTTTTTCCTATTTCTCGCCCAAACTTTGTGCTATTCATCATATATTGACCGTTATCGCTCGCCCACTCTCTGTAAGCTTGATAGAGTGTTTTTGCCTGCACCTTTGCCTTACTTTCTCGTATGCAACATTCTTCAATAAACGCTTCGACAACATCCATTTCCCCACGATATTCATTTCGCTGATCCTTAATAATCTGAGGTTCTTTTAATCCATCTGTTCGCCATTTCATGTAACCTTCAACAGCCCAATTTAAAATAGCCATCAATTCACGTCTTAATTTATGTTTTAACCGCTTGTCTACTTTGTTTTCTGGTACCTGGACAGTGAATGGAATGATAGCAAACCTTCGCCAAATCCCATCATCTGTACCACGAATGATTGGCTTATGATTGGTGGCCATCCATAACTTGAATTGTGGAATAAAATCAAATTCGTTCTCATACAAGAAACGAGCAGTAACTTTATCGCCACCCGTTAACTGTTTGACTAAACCTTCATCCAGCCGCACACCCTCGTTGGGCTCAGTGGTAGTGACTAAACGAGCTGCATTCAATCGAGCAATATCCGAATTCGCTCCACTGGATTGCTGTTTGACCATAATCGTCTGTGGTTGTATATTCGTTGTGTAGTTTCCGAATATTTCGGTAATTATATCGAGAAAAACTGACTTTCCGTTCCGTCCATTTCCATATAAAATGAACATCATTTGTTCTTCTGTGGAGCCTGATAAAGAATACCCAATGGCTCGTTGAATGTATTCAATTAAGGATTTATCCTGATTGAAAATCTGATTTATAAATTCTAGCCACATAGGACAATCAATTTTATCTGTATATTCGACCGATGATATTTTTGTGAAAAACTTATTTTTGTCGTGTTCATGCAGTTTGCCTGTTCGCAAATCCAAATACCCATTCTGGACATTAAAGAGATCCGGCTCACTGTCAAACTCATGAGGTTGGATTGGAAGTAAGTGTTCGCTTTCTTTAATCATGTTTGTTTTCCCGCGACTACTTCGTGAATTTTTTACATGTTTATTAAAAGCTTTTTTGATTTCTTCTTCATCTGCTCCAGTAGGAACATATACTGTTTCGCTTTTCATTTTTTCGACCGTTTGGTCCACAAGTGTTTTGACCATACCTTGTTGATCAATGACCCAAATCTTACCGTCAAAAAAATACCAATTCTTTCGAATGTAGCTATATCGAAGCACTTCACCAAACGTATCTTTAAACCGTTCGGCATTTCCGGTGTCATCATAGCTATAGAATTTTCGCTCGATTTTTTTTACGTCTTCATCCAGTAGGTAAAGATTGAATTCCTCTTCTCTTTCTTTAGGACTGAAGACATTCGTACAATCAGCTATTGCCTTGTTTAACGTGTCATTCCCATAAGTAGAATTAGCTCTTTTCTCATCCCACTTCTCTCTATACAAAGAGGAGCTGCGAAAGATACTATCCATTTTTGAATAATCTCGATTGGTCCAAAAGGCTAAATCGTTTGCAAAAGCCATATCTGCTTCAGATTGAGATGTATAGAACTGTTCCCATCCTCCGTTTAGGAAGAGTTTAAAACGCATTCCATTTTTACTATTACAAGCTATTTGAATAAGCTCTGATTCAGGTATATTTACTTCACTTCGAACCGGTGCTTTCTTTTCAGCAACTTCACTTTTAGCAATGTATTTATTGTGGAGATATCCTATTTTTCCATAGTCATCTTCTTCAATATTTCGGTAGTCACTCGCTGGATTACCTGTCATCACAAAGAATCGTCCACTATCATACATTTCTACGTTGCCTTTTCTTCTGCCACCTCTAGGTAAACGGCCTTTCACAATAATGTGAATTCCATTCCCACTCACAGAGTATTCCGCATAACTGCCCATCATTTCAATGAATTCAGAAACAATGTTATTGTCATGATCATCACGTTTATATCGCTCGATTTCTTCCTTAACATTATCTATATCAATTCCGAAATATGGTTCCTTAAAATAAAACCCTAGGCCATCACATTGAAATTTATGGATAGCATCCAGGGCGGTGCTAAAATCCGCCCAGGTGCTTTCATCATTTGATTTACCTAAATTTCCTGTATTTGCATCCACAGGAATCTTTGTCATTTTTTCCCCACGTTGCTGCAGTTTGAAGCAGCACCATTGTTTTAATTCTTTTAGTTCTCCTGGTATTGCCTCATACATGGTTTAACCTCCATTAGAAAGGTAAATCTTCATCCTTGATTGGTACTCCGCTAGCTGCTAATTCTGAAAAGGTTTTTCCATCGTTTGATTTAAATTGATGATTAGATGGACCTGCAAGTTTAGAAGGTGTCCAGTATTTCACATTGGTGTTGGTATAGGACTGACCATTATAAGTGGATTCTTCATTCTTTACGTTTACTCGAGCAGTTTTTAATGAATAATCATCAAGTAAATCTTGAAGTGATTTGTAGCTTTTACCGTTTTGAAGCTGGCACGCTTTCCCGATGGTATTAAAGGTTTTCATGTTGTACTTTCCAGTATCCTTAGCTTTCCATACCTTGTGGAAGATGTGCATATTCTTGTGAGCTTGATCCACATCATTACGAATGATTAAATCAAATTCGATGAACTCAGCTCCACCCGGTGTTGCTCCTTCACTACAACGATTTACAATAACCTCATAATCACCATCAGCAATACGACCATTGCCTTCAAATACATTATTAAAATCTAAGCTAAAACCTGACATTAAAACCTCTCCATTCTGTTTTTTATATAAATCCTAGTAACTTTCCTTGATGAAAAGCCCATCCTCTTTTGTACCCGCGATTTTGGGCTAATTCGTACAATTCACTCATGTTTTTACAATCCCTAGGTTCTCTGAAATCGAGCGTTACCTTTATATCCTCTTTCTTTATTTCTTCAAGCGTTGCTGTTTTATCAACTTCGTATTCAGTAGCTCGTTCCGTTTTAGGTGTAAACCCACACTCTGGACATTCCTTAGAATCCATTGGATAGACTGCAAAACACTGAACACATTGTCTGATTTTTATTTCAGCAGTGCTTTTTGAAGCCTTCTTACTAGTCAAACTCCAATATCTTTTATCATCCGGTAAACCAAATCGTCTCACGTTATCAACATGATCAATGATAATACTGGTTTTACCTGGCTTATATCTCATCCCTCTCATGCTCTGTTGGATGAATAATGACAGTGATTGCGTAGGTCTCAGCATGATAACAGTGGAGCAGTCTGGAACATCAAACCCTTCACCTATCAAATCCACATTGCATAATACCTTTATTTCTTTGTTTCGAAATTTTTTAATGATTTCATCTCGCTCTGACCTAGGGGTTTCCCCATCAATATGTTCAGCTGCAATGCCATGATTGATAAATTCCTGCTTAGCGAAAACACTTGCCTCGATACTGTGGCAGTAACAAATCGCTTGTTCTCCAGAAGCTAATTCTTGATAATGCTTAATGACATCTCCATAAATCGTTTTACTTTCCATCGCTTGATCTATGGAGCTGTTTGAAAATTCTTTTAAACTATTTAACTTTAATAAGTTTGTATCTATTAACTTTGGAGCATAATACTTATACGGTGAAAGAAAGTTGTTTTGTATCAACCACTCAGCATCTACTTCTTCAATCAGAATGTCATTGATATCTCCAAGACCACTACCGTTTAATCTAATAGGAGTTGCTGTAAAACTTAGTCTTAATACATCACTGAAAAAGTCATATATTTTCCGATAAGAATTAGCTAACCCATGATGGGATTCATCCGTAATAATTAAGTTAGGCTTTTTTGTTTTATCCAATCGCTTAACAATAGTCTGAACCATTCCAAATTCAACTAAATCCATGTTCACTTCATTTTTTTTGAAGGTTTCTCTTATCTGATCAATTAATTCTTTTCGATGTACCAAAAACAAAACATGATTACCTTTATCTGTTGTCATTCTCGCTATCTCCGAGATAATGACAGACTTTCCAGCTCCACAAGGCGCAACGACACATGGTGATTTAAACTTTTCTATGTAGGATTGCCTTGTCTTATCAACTAATCTTCTCTGGTAATCATGAAGTTGAAACATCAATCAGCAACTCACTTTGTAAACAACCTTTACGATTATCAATTTGATTTTTTGCATAAGTACTGTTAGTAGCACTTAAAACAAAGCCACGTTCACCTTCTGAGTTAATAAGTAGCCTGCCTACCACATCACATAGACCTAAAACGTTATTCACAATTTTTCTGTTAATTTGAGGGTAACTACGATTGTATTGTTGACCGCTACTATCGGTGTACAGATCATCGCTTTCCCAAGCGGTCCAAATCAGATTGGCACCTAGGTTTTTCATATATCGCAGGCTATTAACTATACGAAATTGCATATATTGATAGTCTCCTTGAGATGGAACACCTTTATTCTTTCCTTTGCTCCCTAAATCTGAGAGTAAACAACGTTCTAACTCACTGATGTTATCGACAACGATATTGTCATAAACACCTTTGTAATTTTTTTCTAAATCAACAATCAACTTACCCCAAAAATCCCATGTATCTGTATTGTCCACGTACACGATGTCAATATTTTCAATACCTTTTAGGACTCTCGATGTTCTATCTACATCCAGCACTAAAGTTTTACCTGGTAGGAATTTAATTGTGGATGTCTTACCCATTCCAGGCGGTCCGTATATTAAGTAAGTTGCATTATTTAATTTGATATCTTTTGCATTAATGACTTGCAACATGCTCACTCGACCTCCATTGAGAAGGTAATGCCTTCTGGTTTAACCTCAACTCCAGGAACAACTTGTCCATTTTCATCAATAACTGCTTTTTTACCCTCTACTTCCACAATCTTGAGGGATTTTTTCAAATCTCCCCATTTAACAGATTGCTTGATAAATTCATCCATATTGGATTCAATCACATGCTGCAGGATTAACTCTTCATTCACCTTTTCAGGCTGTGCTTTTGTCATTCTCGCCTTAGCTTTACCGTATGGAGTACTAAGTGTCTTAGCTTTTGGATTCTCGCTTAAAACGGCATTGTGATACTCGTAGATAAGACCTTCAAAAAAACTCAAACTATCATCAATACTTGATAATTCTTTTTGCTCCCAAAAGGAGATCCGTTCACGCTCACCATCAGCTAATCTTTTCACTTCTGATTGGTTTGTTTTTAAAGCTTGTACTTTTCTAAATGCCCAATTTAATGAACTTAAATCAGTAATTTTGAATGTATGCTTTAATGATTCCTGCTGTTCTTCGTCAGCTTCTTCAATGAAAGCATTCACGATTAAAAGCTCTTCTTTTTGCAAAGAATTCATTATTTTTACCTCCGCTTGAATATTTTGTGGAGATTCAATTACAATAAGAATAGGTTCTAAATTGAATCACCTTTACATCTAAGACTCTTCCTGGCCGAAGGGTCTTATTCTTCTTCCCCAGCTACCTTCTGCTTTGCTCCAAGAACGTCCACAAGATAATCGATGATATTTGATTCTAGAATGATTTCACCGTCAAACTCGATTATGTAGTCACCTTCAATGATGTCAGTTCCCATGGCATCAATACCGCAGTAGTTAACTTTTTCTTCACCAAATCCACAGTGTGGGCAGTTATGGTCAAATTGTTCGTCTTCCAGAACGCTGAAACTACGTTTGCAATTAGGGCAATTTAACGAAGTTGATTCACGCATTTGTTTTCACCACCTTTCAAAGCTACTTAACTATTAATCTGCTAAACCTAAAACCTTACCAGCAGCAAACCAACAAAACATAAATCCAACTACGATAATTGCTGTTATGACATAGCCCATTCGAACAGCCTCCTATTCAACTAGTAAACTTTTAATGCTAAGTTTTCGTCGTCAATTTCTGCACCTGGTGTAAAAAGAGAAAGCCGGGTAAGGGCTTTAAAGAGATTTTTTAAGCAAATCTCGCGCATCATATGAAACAACTGTCGAATTGTTAATTTCGGAATTCAACTTTGCAAACATATCTTTAATTTCTCCATCTGTTTCTTTTTCTAATTCATAGGCAAGTAGCCAAGCCTGTGATAATAAACTATTAATTTTTAACCATTTTTCCATTTGTTCCACACTGATCATCTCCTTTAGTTAAGGCTTTATTACAAAATTAAAGAATTTAGGATTGAACCAATTTTCTTTCATTTCCTGAATGGCTTTATTAGCAGCATCTTTATTTGGGTAAGTTTCCTCCCAGCGTAACTTTTTAGTTTCCTTATCGATTACCTGGACCTTTACCAACCTAACCACTCCTTTCAATTTAAGAAGCTGATGATGATTTCTGTTGTTCTTGCTCCTTCTTTTTTGCAATTTCTTCAGCGTAAGGACGAATTAACTTCAACAAAAGCTTGATTGTTTCATCTGATGGTTGATTCATGGATCCTCCTTTAATTTATTCTCATTTATTGAGAAGTTTAGTCTAAAAAAAGAGACGGATTAACTGATAGACCATCTTTACAAATCTTTTCTAAGTCCTCAACTGTTAATCGTTGCTTACCAGTAATAATCCTTGAAAACTTCTTGGTATTTATTCCAGATTTTTCAGCTACTAAACCATGCTTTAATCTGTTACTCTTAATGTATTGCTTTAACTTTTCGTTAGTATCCAAAGCGACTTTATCCTCCTTTTCTCATTTATTGAGAACTTATACCTTTATATTACTTCTCATTTTTTGAGAAGTCAACACATAAAATCTTTTTTTTTGAGAAATATTATTCTTAATTAATGAGATGTGCTAAAATTCTTTTTATAGAGGTGATAAATATGAACGTGGGGCTTCGCTTACGAAAAGCGAGAGAACGAAGAGAATTAAGCCAATTAGAGGTATCGAAACGCACGAATATCAACAACAAAACCTTGAGTAGATATGAAAACGGTAATTCGGAACCAGACTATACTACCTTAAAATTATTAGCTGAATTATATGATGTTTCAGTCTCTTTCTTTTTTGAAGAAGATAATCAGGCTGATGTAATATATGACCTTAAAGAGTTATTAAAAGACAAGAAATTGTCTTGGGGAACTGAAGAATTAAACGAAGAGGAAAAACAAAGAGCGATTGAAATAATAAATATTTTATTAAAAACAAAAGACACCTCTAATTAGAAGTGTCTTTTATGTTTTCATATATGGTTTCCATATTTGCATCATTGAATAAAGTAAGAACAAGTTCCTTGATGTCTAATGTTTCTTCCTTGGATAGATACTCAACAATTTTTTGTAAATTCATGCTCTCCCACTCCCGCATCTATATCGAACAGTTGTTCTTATTTTTATTATAATACAATTGAAAAAGGAACAAAAGTATTATTTATTTTTCTAATTAGTTAATTTTTCCACCGTTATAGTATAATGTTTACATTGGAGGTGAAATTTGGTTGTTTGTTGTCGATAAGTGTTTACTTATTGACCGATTACGAAAAGCAGATTTAACACAGCAGGAACTAGCTGAATTGACCAATATTCCGAAATCCACTATTTCTCAATATGTAAACGGGAAACACATAATGTCCCTGGAAAGAGCGAAAACAATCGCTTATGTGTTAAATTGCAACATCGACGATTTGTATCAATGGAAATCGGTTAAGGATGATCGCCGCTAATGCGGAAATCGTCTCGACAATAGTTCCGTCACACCAAACTTAGCAATAAAAAATAACCAAATACATCACCCAAAACGTTAATTTCAGGCATAAAAAAATGAATCAAATATCGATTCCTGAATCTTTAATATTCAAAGCGAACAATTCATTAGCTCGTTCATCATTATATCCGTTATGATACTTCGCTTTCCATTCTCGGATATCTTTAATTCGGAAAACATTTCCTTCCTCTTCCCAATGTAAAACATCCATTTTAACCAATTGAGTCAACTCTTGGCGAATCTTTACTTTTGATATCCCCACAATTTCCCAATCTCGCATTTTAGGAACGATTGCTGTTTCTTTTCCCAATAAATACGAAAGTGTAAGAATTGCACAAATAATGTTCATTTGCCTTTTGGTAAAATCCCTTTTTAACATTTCCCCGTGTATCAACATTTGCTGAATGAAAAGGTGTGGATTGTCGAGCTTCTTTTTTTCTATTCCTTTTAACGCTTCCGAGTAAAAAGCAGTCACTCGTTCATGAGCATGGTTTGACCAAGGCATTTTAAAACCCCTTTCTTTATTATGGCAATTTAATACAGCATACTACAAATTGTTACATAAAAGTTATTTTTCACGTAATTGTAATATTACATAAAAAAAATAATTATACAATCCACATAAATTTTCCATTTATAACGTAATATAGAACCCCTTCTCCCTTTTTTTGCTTATTGCCTATTACATAAAGCTATTTCATAATAATGTAAGAGGTGAATTTCATGAAAGTCGCAGCATATATCCGTGTTTCAACCGACGAACAAGCGCAAGAGGGATATTCAATACCAGCTCAAAGGAATCGCTTGGAAGCTTATGCGATCTCTCAAGGGTGGGAAATTGTTCATTACTATGTCGATGAAGGTCTATCTGCAAAAGATTTAGAACGACCCGAATTACAAAGAATGATAGAAGGTGTCAAAGAAGGTATTTTTGATGTGGTCCTGGTTTATCGTTTGGACCGTCTCACACGCTCTGTATTAGACCTCTATCAACTTTTAGATATGTTCGATAAGTATAACTGTAAGTTTAAATCCGCAACCGAAATATATGATACTACGACCGCAATCGGACGATTGTTTATTACCCTCGTTGCAGCACTTGCTCAATGGGAAAGAGAAAATCTAGGCGAGCGAGTTCGAATGGGTATGCTTCAGAAAGCCCAGGAAGGAAAATGGACAGTCAGTTTACCACCCTTTGGATATAAATCCATCGATACTGGAAATGAGCTTGATATTGAACCACAAGAAGCTCTTATCGTAAAAGAAATATTTTCTTTGTACCTCAAGGGGAAAGGAATGCTCAAGATTGCTAGAGAATTAAATGAAAGAGGTATTAAAACAAGAAAAAACAAAACATGGAGTAATAACACTATTTCTTACATTCTAACCAATCCTGTTTATATTGGGAACTTACGCTACAACTACAGAGTCAACTCCGAAAACTATTTTGAAATTGAGGGTGTTGTACCCCTTATTATTACGGAAAAAGATTTTAATCAAGTGCAGCTCATAATAAAACAACGTTCGAACTCTCATCCAAGAGAAGCGACTTCCCGGTATATATTTAGCAAAGTATTAAAGTGTGCTCGTTGCGGAAAAACATTAACGGGTAAAAATGCTCAAACAAGTAGAGGGGATAAAAAGTACATCTCCTATAACTATACTTGCCGAGGTAATCAAGAAGGCACCTGTGATCTTCCTGGGATTAATGAAAATTATTTAGAAGTAAAGTTCGTTGAAATCTTAAATAATTGGGATGTCTCCAAGCAAGCTGAAGAATTATCAAAAGAAGAAAACAACCAACAAGAAATAGATCACACGGATACCATTCGTAAATTAGAACAGGAACTGAAAGAAATAGAATCCAGACGAAGTAAATGGCAATACGCCTGGGTTAACGAAATGATTAACGATATCGATTTCCAAAAGAGAATGAAAGAAGAAACAGAAAAAGAAAAGATGATTCTTCAGGAGTTAGAAAATCTAAAACCCAAAGAATCACCCTCAACTACAATTCCAGTTTTCCCAATATGGATTGAATTACAACAAAGTTGGAATGTCATGCCGAAAGAAAAGAAAAAACAATTTATTCAATTAGCTGTTCAATCGATTGAAGTTGACAGAACCAAAGGAATTAAAGGTCCTACAGCCATAACGATATCAAAGGTTAAATTTAATTAAGCTCTTTTTATGTGTCTATTGTACAAACTAAATGCTTAGTCTTGATAATAGACACATAAAAAAGACACCCTTTACTGGATGCCCATAAAAGATTTCATTTGATAAACCATGGTCTTTATCCGCTTCTTAAAGGTTTTCTTTTTAGGTTCCCGGATAATTACCTGAACTTTCCGTGGGCAGCTGACCACCACTGGCTTACCATCTCTCATTTCTATGACTACTGGACGCATTAACATCATCCTCCTTTTACCCCGAAAGGCTCCGAGTCATTTAGACCCCGAGCCAGATACAACAGTATTCAAATCAGTTACTGGAGCAGGTAGCTTCGTAATGAATCGACCATAACCATCTTTGCTTTTAATTAGATTCATCGAATGGTAACGTGGTAATTTCAATAGGTCCTCTTCAACAAAAGGATATAATTCGCTTTTTAACTCCTTAAAATTTTCCTTATCACATCCACTAATTAACATGTAACTAGCATTAGCTGACCGTAATTCGTCACGGATATGCTTTATTTGATTTAGGTAATGACAGCTAATGATTGGTTTCATTCCAAACTTCGCCATTCGAGATAAGCGCTGTTTTAATAATTGCTCTGTGTTTTGCACTTGGTATAATTCATCGATGATTAAATTTACTTTTCTTTGTTTATCTCGATCAGGTATATTTTCGCTTCTCACCTGGAGCGCAAGGTAAATTTTAGTCATCCAGTAAGTTGTATACACATCACGTTCATTATCTGTGGAGAACATCGTTTCAGGCATTTTGATACAAATTAGCTGATTCTTTTGTACTTCCTCTACAAGATTGATATTGTTTTCAGTCCCTTTCTTGAGCATGAGCTCCATATAAGGATTATCTTTCAATTTGTTAAGTCGGCTAATAATACCCTCCACAAGATGTAATTTTGTACCTTTCACAGCTCCTTCTTTGTCTCGATCATCTAGTTCTCTGAGATAACCAATGTATTCTTCCATATTTTCCATTTGACTTGATGGAACCTTACTAATGTATTCAGCTCGCTTATTGTGGTTTTGCAATACAGCAAAAACATCTTTTACATTTCCAGCACTCAGGAATACTGTTAGAGCTGCACTTGTCATGAATCGATTCATACGGGCTGAGAATGTAGTGTCATCTGCATTAATGGAGTTTACTAGGGTGGTTAGTTGTGTAGTCATTTTCTTGGCATTAGCATAACGAATGAAAGGATCCGCGCTTGTTGGAATTTCGTTATATCCCATTCCCTGCAAAGTCTTAAAATCATGGCATTCAATATTTAGTACTTTATCTGCTGGAAACAATGCGGATACTTCATCACTAAGCTCACAATTTTTAATGTAATCGAATAAAACCACACATTCATCATTCTTGAGTGCATCATAGGATAGATTTCCAATAAGAGTCGATTTACCAGCTCTGGTAGGTCCGATTAATACTAAAGTTAGTTGTTTGTATTCTTTATCTGTGGATAAGTACGCTTGTTTTTTATTTCCTCTAAATGTACTCTCCCCAATTCTAAACACACCTTTTTGTAAGTCCTCTGGTACTAGTGTTTCTTGAGTATCAATTTTTTCGATAAAATTGTGCTTCTCTAAAATATCTCTTCCGGCCATACTGACAAAATTCTGTACCTCTTCATCCCCTACTTTATTTGTCTCAGCTCCCTTGATCAGATAGTCGGTAAATTTGAAGTCTGACTTTAATTTCTTAGGAACCAATCGATTATCCTCTGTAATGGTTTCAAAGGTTTGAGTCATACTTTTAGCATTGTTATGCTGCCGTAACTTATCCTGGCTTTCACTTAGGACCACAATTTGAGTATTTAAGATGGTTGCATTGGCTTTTCTTTGTGTTGATTTATTAATTTCTTTGCTGCCATTCAATCGCTCAAGAGTGCGCTCCAGTAAATCGATGCTATTTTCACCTTTTTTATTTTTGTTTTCACCTGCAATTGCTTCGCCAATATCATCCACAACTGAAGCAAGTATTCCGAAAACAAACTTTAATACATAAGTAATTCCCATCTTATTTCTATCTGTTGGTAAGCTCTTTTTGACTTTACGAATAGTACCTTCATAAGAACTACGCCAGGTGAATTGTGTGGTAGGAATGAAGTTGTAAAATACCCCTACTTTATCTCCTTCTTCCATAACATCCACAATATTCAATTTTGATTGGAGTAAATCTGAATCTCTGCGATCCACAGCTAAACTCAATCCATCTTCCTTCGTGTATACCATGTGATATTTTGTCGCAGATTCTGAGAAAGAGGGGAGCAACTCTACCTCTTTAATGGTAATATTGCTCCATACATCACTGATTTTTTCCTTTAAGAATGAATGGTGCTGTTTAGGTATGATGAAGTAGAATTCAACCTTTTTCTTCTCTATATACACGTAATAACTAACTTTCGGGCTTACTTCATAAGAATACTTGGTGCCGAATAGGAATTCTTTGCCTAGTAATTTAATTGCCCTAGCTTCTTCTTTCTTAATGTTCTGGAGTAGGTTCTTGTATAGTGATGAAATAGCTTTTGCGATTTTGTGGGTAGATTGATTGCGGATTGAATTATTAGGAGTAAGTTTAAGGTAGATATATTCCGGCTTGATCAGATTGAAATAATCGCTAAACTTCATAAGTAATCACCTGATGATTTTTAATCATTTCTAAAACTGAATCAAATTCATGGAAGTCGTGCTTGGTAATCATTCCATCAATATACATTACAATAACTTCATTCCCTGTATTAAATGATACTGCTTCTTTATTTACTGAAATACGAGATACTTCACTTGGAAACAATGGTACAAAATTAACTGCTACACGGCTTTCATAATGACGATAATCTTTTAACATATTAAATCCCTCCAAATAAATATTTAAGTAAAACATTAGCCACAATCAACACTCCTGCCCACCTGCCACCATCTCTCCAACCTGCAACTTTTAAGATAATTAGTACAGCAGCTCCTATTAATGTTGTACCTAGTAGTAAATCCTTTAGTGCATCCAGAATTCCTAGAGTAATATCCATAGTCATGTCAGCAGCTTTTTCTCTTAGCGTCTCACCTCCCCATCCCATTAGCTTAGAAATCATACCTTGATGTACATCATTACCGCTTATTTCAGCTAATTTTTCAGCTAAAGGTGTTGGATCTGTAAACTGACCTTCAGGAGACTTTAAGCCAAAATGTAAATGAGCTCCTGTGGAATTTCCTGTATTACCGCTTATTCCAATCACCTCCCCAAATTTCACGTGTTCACCAACTTTAATGTTAGAAGCTACTTCATTCATGTGGCCATAAATTCCGCGACTGCCATCCGGAAATTGAATTGATAAACCTTTACCTATTGGACCTTCGCCTGTGAATACCTTATCAATGACACCTTCACCTATTGCTCGTAGTGTTGTATTTTCAGGTATCGCTAAATCAATTCCTGTGTGCGGTTCCCAATTTCGAACAGGAGATAACTCTCCATATTCGCCACTTAATCGAAATTTCATAGGTTTTACCTCCTAAGCAGTTAATTCCATAAATATCTTATCAATTTCATCCATAGCCCACGGTAATCCAAACAATAATAAGTAGACTAATAGATAACCAACAAATCCGCGTTTTGCTGAATCAAAGTCACCGTTAGCCATGTTCTTAATGGTATCGAATCCACCTTTGAAAATGATGACCCATTTACCTACACTTAATAACTTTGCATATAATTTTTCCGCTCCTGCCTCAATACCACTTGAAGCGAAAGCATAATCAAAGCCACCACCAGCAACTAAGATAATAATTGTAGTACCCACAACTTTGTAAACAATTCCATACTTATCAAGATGACGTTTTACTTTTGTCTGAAATGATTCAGGCTCCTTACCATTCAAAAATTCTTTAACGGACATTCTCTGCTCTCTCATTTAGACATACCTCCACAAATTTATTTTGGTTAATAACCACCTAGACAGGCATTTTTTCAATAAGGATGGCATAAGCTGACGTAAAGGCGCGTCGGCTACCTAGCCACCGTCTAACCTAATTTTCTACAGTCAATTTTAATACCGCCATTTGAGGTCTTAACTACCTGCGCCATGTTCCCTTGGTTAATAACCACTGGAGCTGGCGCTTTTTTTATGCCATCTTCCATGTCTCGTTGAATCAATCTTTTAATGTAAGCTGAGAAATTCGGGTATTGTTCAATGTAAGATTTCATTTGCGCCTGGAACGGATCTAGCACGTTGAAGCTGACTGACTTGTTAACGATTTGTTTAGCCAAGAATCACACCTCCATAAATATTTAGTTAGTAACTGGTTTGTATTTGAAGGATTTTCCTTAACTGGTAAAGAAGTAATTACTAACTGGTTAATACACTATACGCGGATGCCTATAAAAAATGTATGTCCATCTAAAAAAAAATTAACATTAAGTAAAAATATTTTAACGGAGGGTAAAAAATTGGAATTAAAATGCAACCTAGCCAATATTATGTCAGTGCAAGGACGGTCTCAAAAATGGTTGGCTGATAAAGTGGGAGTGAGTATGGCTACAATCAGTCAAATCAAACAAGAGAAGAGATTACCCACATTACCAGTAGCATTTCGTATTGCAAAAGTATTAGAGGTAAAGATTGAAGATTTGTGGGAAGAAATTAAATAAGGAGGAATTGTTGTGAAGTATTATCAAAGAAAATGGTTTGCGGTATTGCTATTAATCTTCTTTGCTCCAGTAGGTGTATTTTTGATTTATAAGTACGGACATTTTAAAAGGAAAACAAATTTAATTTTATCGATTATTTTTGGATTGTTTTTCTTATCTGTAGTTATCAATGGTGGGAACACTGCAGAAGTATCAAATGAGGTACCTAAAGAAAAAGCTACACCAGCTACAGCTAATGTAGAAAAAACTGAGGAAGAAATAAAAGCAGAGAAATTAGCAGTTGCTGAAGCGAAAGCTAAAAAAGAAGAGGAAGCAAAGTTAAAAGCCGAAGCTGAAAAAAAGAAAAAAGAGGAAGAATCAGCCGTAAAAAAAGAACAAATCAAAATATCCTATACAAAGGAAATTAAGCCTAGAGTCAATCAATACAACCAAGCTTATGATGAAAACTGGGAGAAGATTTGGAAACCGACTATGGATGCTATTGGTAAAGGTAGCAACGATTATTTAACAGCTTATAATAACATGCAAGCACTAAAAGATAACTATGAAGGTGGAAGAATTATCTCGTTGGATCCCGCAAAAGGAATGTCCAAAGAAGATAAAAAGTTATTGAAAACGTATAGTGAAAAAATGGGAGAGGCTTTTACATTTAGAGTGATGGCAGTAGACATTGCTCAAGATGCTTTTAACATTGGTGACATAACTCCAGAACAAGCTAATAAAATGCAAACTTATGTTCAAATGGCTGACAGTAGTATGATTGAAGCTGCTGCAGCAATTACAACATTAGAATTTAACCTAGGAATCGAAAAGTAATATATAAGCCCCTCCACAATTGGAGAGGCTTTTTCTTATACTTCAATAATGTGTACGATACTCCAACCATACTTTTGTTTAATTTCAGCAGCTGCCTTTTCTGCAACTTCGATTGGCATTGAACCCGTTTTTATATAAGCTTTCTTACTGGTTTTAATTACTGGACTGAAATCACGATAAGCCCAATTCATATCCACGTGGCCATTTATGCCAGGAACAATTCCTTTTGACGTATGTTGCCAAATGTCCGCGGATCTTCCTAATGTGGAATTATAACGAGCTACCCACAAAGGAATATCTTTTAATCGACTTTCGTCGAGATTGGTTTCTAAAAAGGATTTACCGCTATATAGAATAACATTACGTTTTGCATGTTTTAAAACGTCCAGAAAAGCAATTGCAGCATCGGTTAATACCTTTTTACCTGCTTTCTTTTTATCCTCTTCTAGGTCCAATACAAGAGGGTAGGAAAGGTTTACACTGGATACTGTGGAAAGAAAATGTCTAGCCTCTACAATTGCTTCAGCTACAGTACTAAATTTAGCATAATGGTAGGCACCTGTTTTAATACCAACAGCATTAGCGCCTTCCACATTTGTCTTAAACTTAGAGTCTACGAAACTAAAACCCTCTGAAGCTTTAATAAATGCAAATTTGATTCCATCAGTAGCAACCTTTTTCCAATCAATATGACCTTGATGATGAGATACATCAATACCTTTTATCTGAGTCATTTTCGTTCATCCTTCCCTTTCAGGACCACAATCGCATTTTTGATTTGTTCTGGAACAGGTAAACCTATTCTTCCTGCATTTTCAGTAATGCTTAGGATTTCATTAACAGCATAAAACACAATGACCATTGTCATGATTAGAGCTTTTGTCTCCAATCCACTTTCGATGAGTAGTAGATCAATGAGGTGAGCAACAGCAACCATTAAAAAGATAAAAACCTTCCTGGCAATACCAATCATCCCTATTCTGCTTTTTAATTCACCTTCGATGTATCCAGCAACCATGCCTGTTGAATAATCAATACAGGATAATGTAAGTAGTATTGATAATAATATGGTCCAATCACCGTAAATAAACTGTACTAAACCAGCTAAAAGGGCTGTTAAAAATTGAAACGACTTTTCCATTGTTTCACTCTCCCCGAAAATAAAAAGAGGACTGATAAACAGCCCTCATTCTTACTAAATTCTTACTTAATTTATATTATTTTCTTACTCTTATTGTCTCACATACGAACGCCGTTAGTGTTACTAAACTAATTCCACATGACTAGATCTACTTCTAAACTTCCTGTTGTAGGTGCTGTATTGCATTTAACCCATACACCTATATCATTAGAATGTATGCCACCAAGAAACGGAATGTTATTTTCGTCAATAGAAACAGGTGTGAACTGTCCGTTTGCAGGTATAGAGAATGTCACTAAATCAAACCCATCTTTTGTTGCATTTAAATAATTTATTGTGTCTGATCTAGAACCAAACATAGAATAGAAACTAAACTTTACGGCTTGGTCAAGCGAGTTCCGTACTACAAAAGCATGATGTTGATAATTATTCCAATCCTCCACATATTGTTTAGAAGCTGATGGAGCAAGAACACCTTGATTAATGAATCTTCCTGTGGTGTCTCGAATTTGGCCATTAGTAACTAGGCTTACAACTTTTTTCTGATTGCTTGGCTTCCCTTTTATTCCGATAGCATTCCCTAATAATGGAGATAGTTGTAATTTTACATCAATAAAACCAATGCTCCATTCACCTGTATCACTTACTGTCGAAAAGTAAATACGATATTTTGAACCTTTAATACGTGCCATGGAACTTTTATAAACATTTTCACCCATCCATCCAGTTATTTGAGGTTGAATCGCTGGAGTAGGGTCAAAGAATATATCTAATCCATCATTTGAAAATCCATAATGCACTCCGTGGTCATATTCGTTATGTCCTGCTGCTTGACCGCCTCTCCTGTATGCAGATGTAAGAAAATGAAACCCTTCTGAATCAGCAAAAAGTGAAAGGTGTAAAGTATGACCGTTAAGGGTGTGTCTTGCAAATCCGCCTCTTGATAAAGCTCCAACTTGTTTCCAAGCTAAACCATCAGTAGATGTCCATCTGCTTATTTGCCCCGCATTAACTGATGCGTCCCATATAATCCAGCCTTCTGCACCAAAATAACCCACACACATTGATCCGAATCCTAGAGGTAAACCAGTATCACTTCTTGTTAATTCTACTGGTGCAGACCAATTGATACCGTTACTGCTTTCCATGCGATAAGTTTTGAGTGAACCTGAAACGGTAGCCCCATAATACAAATATAGTTTCGTACCATCCCAAACTAATTCGGGATCACGATTGAAATTCCCGTCTCCTGCTGGTGCATTGACTAGTGGGTTTGTAACTCCGGGTGGAACAAACCAATCCTCCCCATCCTCAGACACCAAAATAGAAGGATTTTCTTTCTTTGAGTCAGAATTCGGGAATGGTGTAAAAGCCATCCACCATTTATATCCTCCAAATCCGGTTGATATAAAGATTACAGATGGGTGTACCGCTTGACCAGAACCATCATATGTTGGAATGGTTAATTCCTTTGGTTCTGTGACAGGGATTAAGAGACGATTGTGTGCTACATTACTGCCAGCTAGTGTGACTTCACTCTTTGGCATTGGTTTACCTGTTACTGGGTCAGTGGCCATTGCATGTTGATATTGATTTAAATCTGCCATCTCATTACACCTCCATGATTTTAAACATAAAAAATGCACCTCATTGGGTGCTTTAAATTACTCAACTATCAAATGATGAAAACCATCATTGACAAGAATTTCGTCAATATCTGATTTGTATTGTGGGTACTTAGTAACTACAGCCGTGTAGTCTAATGCGCCTTTTTCAATTCGTAATGCAAAATACGCTGCCATTCTACATACCTCCCATCAAAATAAAGTCTACTGCTTCCTGAGTTACTGCCAATTCTGCTTTTAATACTTTAACTTCCTCAGATAATGGCATCTGATATACTGGAGGAGCTCCTGGTTCACTTGGATCAGGATAAGAGAACTCCAATTCATTTGTGGCCACATTCACTCTATATCCATTGCATTCAGCAAAATCTTGAGCAAATTGACCAAATTCTAATTCGATTACATCAAACGATTCGCGATTTCGTTCGGATAATGTTTTAAACACAGTTATATCTTGTTCAATTGTGGTTGCTTCAACATTTCCCACCATTTCACTTGTGGACAAGATAACATTACCATTTACTTTGTCATAATAAATTTTACGTCCGATTTGATTCATATGGCCTCCTATTCAATCGCCGTCCATTTGTAAGATGCTGAGCCGAATGTTACGGGCATTTTAAAACCAGTTGCACTTACTTGAGCAGCGGTTCCATCTAATCGAAGTGAACTAGCACTTCCACCGCTATTTAGAAAAGCTGAAGATCCTTGTAAAATCCTAGAGTTTGTTCCCATATTACTGACGTTTAATTCTATTGGAAATAGTATCGTAATATCCTGACCACTAACTGCTTGAATCAAAATCATGGATGGTGTGAAAGTCAGACCGCTTACAATAAGTGAGTATTTGTTTACTGAGCTGCCATCAGCATAAGTGTGAGCAGTTTGCGATCCGTTACTCGTTGTAGTACCACTAGCCCATTTCTTCCCGGTATTAATTAAACCAATTTTATCTGCTAATTGTTGACCTGTATCGCTACTACTTGCGGTCACACCTTTGCCAGTGATTGCAGTAGCGACTTTCGTTTTCACATCACTGGCAGATTGAAAAAGCTCATTTAATGCAGCAACTAAGGAATTTTTATTAGCTGTCAGTAAAGTTGATTTGTCACCTACATAACTACCTAAATAGATTAAAGCTTCATCATATTGCTTTTCTAAATTGTTCATATTTGCAGCGTTAATTGGTGTACCAGCTGCAATGATTGCTCCCTCTGCCGGAATTAGAGTAGTAGTGCCATCCCCGTTATTCTGCATGGTAAAGGTCATAGGTTTTTCTACAACTCTATCTAGCCAAGTTTTTTTTGTGTAAGCCATTATAAACCACCTCGACTTTCGGTAACACCCTTTAAATATCCTACATATTCATATTCTTGTTTATAGATTCTCGTTTGTTTTTTAGCGTCAAAGCTATCCTCCACTAAAATGACATCTGCACATTCTAAAGCAGGATTTTGCCTCCACACTGTCTTGTAAATAGCATTATAATTACTTTCGCTAATAATCCATTGTGCTGCTTCTATTGCCTGTTGGTCCGTATTAATCAAAGGATTATCAATCTTAAAAGATGTACCATTATTACCAGATAAACTGCTATTCACGTAGACTACTTCACGCTTATTTCCATCCTCATAAACATTAACGACAACTTCATAAATAGACTTATCTAGCTTGATTTCAGGCTCCTGAAATAGGTTGTCATAATCGATATTTTTCATATCAAATCCACTATTAACTTGTGGGTAGGTAACACCTGCAAAAGCGTTAGGCTGTCCACAATAGACAAGGAAATTACTGCTCTGATCTAATACCGCAAACGGTTTAATAATGATTTTGCCTGTTCTGTCCTGGAAAACAGCACATTTACTAGCTATTCCAATATGCTGAAGAGCTGTTCGGCTGTCTAAACGTTCCACAAATCCCTCGGTGGTTATAGAGCTTAAACTACTGTCAATTTCGAAATCTCTTATTCCAGCATTCTGTAAAACATCCCAAGCTAAATCAAATAGGTTATTTGGTGATGTATCATGATAAGATACTTCAGCTAACATATCGAAATTATCTCTGGCCACAAATGTAATACTCATTGCGCCTACTTCGTTTTTCCACTCAATCACATAGTATGTGCCCATCTTTACCCATTCAATCGAGCTATCTTCAAACTCTAAACCAAATTCCACATCAATCTGTGGACGGCTTGCTATGATATCTTGTATGTTTTGTAGATTGATAAAATCAAATTCTCCTGAAGTATTATCTAATCTGATACTCAATTCATTAGAAGGGATGGTTGTATTAATCGTGCTCATTTCTTCTAGAATTTTCAGATCAATGATGTAATCATCACCATAAGTACTTTCAGTAAGATGAAAATTAATCCTGGCCGTAACGGTTCTGACAGGTGCATAGACTGCATTTTTAAATTCACTACTAACTTCTAACAAATCTATGCACCTACCTTTCTACCAGGTTAAACTTAATATCTTTCCAACGAACAACACCATTACGATAATCTAAAGCGCCAGCGCTTCTATCGCCACAGTAAAATGTTTTAGTTTCTACACCCCATATTGGATCGATGTACTCAACTGTGAAAAATGTTTGAGAGACATGTTGTAAAATGTTAGATAAATCATTAGCGTTCAAATAATTCCAACCAATTTCAATTTTCCTCTTTGTTGCGATCCGTTCAATAATCATAGTTCCTTTTACGTTTCTTTCAGCCTTGGATAAGTCTTGTATACCTACCGAATAATTCGTAGGGGTAGGCAACTTAACACCATTAATCTTAATCATTTGCCCACCACCTAGATTGAATTTAATGTAACGTTATTGCCGACACGTCTGTTTTCTTGGTCAATGTATGGCTTTATTATTCTAGCGAATGTTCGACCATCAATATTAATGACCGTATCTCCACCCTGTCCACTTTGATTACCAAATTGCATTGCTTGCATAACCGCGGTTCCCACAGCGGAGGCAACTATGTCTTGTAAATCATCCAGAGGAGATACAACTTCGCGCCCACCTGGATTATCTCCGATCATAGCAAGTGTTGGACCATTTGTGATACCACCTTTTGCAAGTGCGGGTATCTCAGGAATATTGATCTTTGATAAACCTGGGATTGGTACTTTGTCTATCATTTTATTTAACATTCCAATCATACTGTTAATAAAGCCTGCAGCTTTGTTATATACGGTTTTAAACGCACTTATTATGTTGTCACCTAAACCGTCAGTAATACCGTGGAATGTGTCTCTTATCTTGTCTGCAACGTTCTTTTTAAACCACGTATGAACACTGGTAAACTTCTCTTTCACTTTGTTCCATGCTTCACCTGCTTTTGTAGCTATATCATTCCTAATATTGCTCCAAACTGTTGCAATTGGTGTTTTTATATTGGTGTCAAACCATGTTTTAACAGAAGTGAATTTAGATTTAACTGCATCCCACGCTTCACTTGCTTTAGTGGATATATTAGTTTTAATATCAGTCCAAACCGTTGTTAAAGGTATCTTTACGTTAGTTTCAAACCATTCTGCAATAGTTCCGAAAGCAGTTTTAATCCCTGTCCATAACTCACTCGCTTTTGCTTTAACCTTGTCCCAGTTTTGGTAAAGTAAAACACCAGCAGTTACCACTAAACCGATAGCCGTAGCGATTAATCCTAGAGGATTAGCACTCATTGCGGCATTTAGCAACCATTGAACCGTAGTCATTGAAGTAGTTGCTGTTTTCCACGCTTTATAGAGATTCGTAACGCTCCCGATAATACTTTGGGCTACAATGGCAGCAGTCAAGCCAATTACACTAGCCTTTAATAGCTTGATACTTTCGTTATTAGAATCGAATATACCCTTTAGCCCCTCCATGATTTTCTTGTGATCACCATTTACAAGTCCGTTAATAGTATTAATCGCACCACTTAAAGTATTAAAAGCTTCTGTCAGCAATTCTAATGACTTCTGTGCTGCAAACCTTACAGCATTAGCTAACCAATCTCTAAGTTTACTTACTGCATCTGAATTCCACAGGTCTGCTAATGAGGTGCCTACCCCCTTAACAGCGGTCTTTAAGTTATCCCAGGGTTCTTTTAAAGGAGATAACCACGCTTTCGCTTTAGTTGCAAACTCCTGAATCTTTTGTTCAATCTCACCTAACTTGCCAACCATTCCACCAGTAGGATCCTCAATAACAGGACCACCACCTACACCACCAGGATCTACCGGACCACTTCCAGCGGCACTTTCTGTTGCAGCCGAATTGTCAGCAAGTGAGTTAATTTCGTCAAATCCAGCAAGAGCACCTTTTGCCTTTTTTGCTGCATTTGCTGCATCTGAGTAGGCATCACCCACTCCTGCAACTGAATCACCTAATGATTCAGCAGCTTCTGCTTCCGCTCCGAAACCACCACTAGTGTCTGCTTTATATCCAAACAATGCACTCATAAACTGCGCAAATACACTAAAGGCTCTTGTGAGAGCGTTGGAAAGTCTAGTGAGTGCTGGTAGTGCAATGTTTAAGATTGGTAGCCACGCTTGCCCCATTGCTAATCTCATATCTTGTAAAGATGCTGTAAACCTAGCCATTTTCATGGAGGTGTTGTTAGCCATTGTATTACCTAAATTACTGGTGATGGAATCCATTGTATGTTGCCATCGAATTGCCTTTTGCATATTAGCACTTAATTGTTCCCAAGGCTTTCCGTCTGACATCATTTTATAAGCCTTAGAAGCTTCAATCGCTGCAACCCTTACGTTTACCCCTAATTCGTCAGCACCATCTGCTTCACCATTCATTGCTGAACGCATACGATCACTAATTTCAGTTACTTCCATACCTGTTTTACTTCGGATAATCGCAACTGCCTCTAATGTTTGTTGGGTTTTCTTAGCTAAATCGTCCTGGTCCTTAGCAATACCCTTTAGAGTTAATGAATATTGATTACCATATTTTGATAACTGTAATTTAGACATTCCTAAAGCTTTCCCTGTGGTATTCATCCACTCCTGAAAACCTTTTGTACTTTCACCTAAAGTTTGGTTAAGAGTACCCATGTGAGCTTCAAACTCCATAGCGTCCTTTATTCCAGCACCTAAAGTCATTCCTGCGCCAATACTTGCCAATAAGGTACCAATACCTTTAAGCGAATTACTTAGACTACTGCTAAAAGTTGATACGTCCTTTTGAGCCTTTTTCATACCTTTTTGTAAACCGCTTATATCTGCTCCTACACGTACAAGTAAGTTCTTTAATGCCATCTAATCCACCCCCTCTTTTATGCCACCAAAGGCTTTATTTAAAGCAATAACCTTTCGTAGCATTTCTTCAGGTGTCATTTGCTTGTTAGTTTCTTGTTTGCCTAATACTTGTTTTAAACTAGGCATTTTTTTCGAACGTTGCCATGCTGCTCCTAAATAAGTTAAAACAAGCTTTTCTTCTTGTTCTTGCTTAATTTTTTTGGAATAAGCCTTAACCTTAAGACTGAATTCATAAGGTGTTAGCTCCCAAAAAGTTAAAATATCTAAATCTATAAGGGTAGCAGTCTCCAAAGCTTCATATACATCAAACTCTGAATCTTCGCCACCCTCATCTAGTTTTTTCCCTTACCATTTCCTCCGAACGACTCATTAAATGCTTTCCCCATCGTTTCAATGGCAGTTTGGATATCAGAGTGATCATCAATTAAATCCATGACTTTATCTGGGGTTAAATCTTTATCTTCATGGACCAATCCAGCCCAAATGATGGTAGCTGTGTCTTCCATTGTTAAGTTGTCAAAATCCAATTTAGAGACACTAGTTTTTAAAGCTTTTTCAATAACAGAAATAGCCTTCATTCCATATCTAAAATTACGAACTTTATCTAACTGAATAGGTGTGTATGACATGTTTTTTCCTCCTATACAAATAAAAAGCTAGGGAATTAACCCTAGCTCTACACTGCTGTTACTGTTAATGTTGGCTTTCCAGATACCTTTAAAGTTGCTTCAAAGGAGATATTATCTTCCATTTCTGCTGAAGTACTGTATGCTGTTACAATACCACTAAATTCCCATTTTGCACCTAGAGCGGTAGGGAATTCGATCGTATAAGTGGCAGCTACTCCACTTTCAAAATCATCTAATAACCCTTCGTGTGAAGTCGGATCAAAGAATCCGCTAATAGAGACTTCTCCACCGTCTTTTAGACCTTGCTGATAGGTACGGAACCCGTCAGTAGAATCCAACGTGGTTGTTTCAATAGTATCTGCTGATAAATCTAATCCACCAATACTAGTTAATTGTGCAACAGCAGTAACACCTTTTTTAAGCTTTGTACCCATTGCTGATTGAGCCATTCAAATCACTCCTTAAAATTTAACTGTAATATCAAAAGAACTTCTATATAGATTTACTTCACGTTCGAATATTTCCGCAGGTGTATCATAAGTGAAGTTTTTGATAAATGGTCCGTTTACTCCGATATTTCTTCCACAGAAAGATTGTAATTTCGCCAATACCTGTTTGGTAAGAGGCTTAAGATTACCATAACTACTGTGGACAATATGAAGCTCACAAACTATTTCTTTGCTATCCAAGTAACCTTCTAAAGTCTTATCTTGGACACCTTCACTTGATACGTACACAACAAAAGGTGGATTAACTCCCTCTGGTGCGCTTAGTGGGAAAACCTTATTTATTAATCCTGATATGCTACTTAGTTCAACAACTAAAGCCTCTTCAAAGTTCATTATTCTCACCTCGTCAATTTATCAATGGCCTTTGATAAACCATTCTTGATTATTTTCCTAGACTTTGCTCTATTCTTCTTGAAAGTTCCATGTAAGAAAAATTGTCCTGGTACCTTTTTATCCTTCGATACATGGAAACCGTATTCGATTGAAGTTGGATAGTAAGCCGTGTCACGTTTTCCTCCCCTAGTACCAACACCTTGAGGATTCTTTGCTTCCGGATCAGGTATTTGTTTTTGAAAAATAGAATTTTTAGTCTTATCCATCACAACTTGACGAACAGATTTGCCTTTTTTGTCTTTTTCTTTTATTTCAATGATTCCCTCTTCTAATTGGTGAGTGTATCCAAGAGGTGCTCTTTGTCTTGCTTCAGTCAATGTAGGTTTAATCGCGTCATGTGTAATATCATTAAGAACACGTTGTGGAAAATCCTTACCTATCTTGTTAAGTTGTGTCATTAATTCAGACATACCCTCAACTTTAATCTTTCTACCCTTAGCCATCTACTTCATTCACTTTCTTGCAATAAAACAACAATTCACGGTTTAAGCCTTTGGGATCAATACATGAAAGGATTTCATAAACGTCATTTTCGTGAAAAATGCGCATAGAATTGTCTATTCCATTTAAGTAATATGTTCTGAATTTCACTTCCACTTTACTTTGAACAGCTTCAGCAGCAAAAAACTCTCTTCCTAAAATCGGTTCTTTAGCAGCCCAGACATTTGTTGCAACATCCATCCAATTAGAGTCATCTTTTATCACTTCACCGTATTCGTTTTGCAATTGTGGAGGCGATTTGATGGTTATTTTATGTCTCATATCCGTCCTCATGATACCACCGAATACTCCACAGATAGGGATAGATGATTTTTTAGAGATTCAAAAGACTTTTGAAAACGTTCAGCTTCGGGGTTATCCCAACCAAAATTAGCTTTACAATAAGTAAGAATTGCTCTCTTTATTAGTGGATCATTTATATCGGTAAGTCCTACACCACTTAATTGTAATTCAGATATAGCTGCGTTGATTAAATCCTGTACTTCTTCATCTAACTCATTCCCACTTAGTCTTAAAGCGTTTTTAGCAGATTCAAGCATCTACACACCTGCTTTCATAAAGGAAAGAGCCACTGAAAGACAGTGGCCTTTAAACACCTATTGCGTTTTATCTTTCCGTTTTACTTTATCTTTCTTTTCTATAACTACATTAGGTTCTTTTTTAAGAAACCCACTTTCTTGTAAAAAAGAAATTCGTTTTGAATCAGTTGATTCATACATATCACCTTCGGAATATCCTACCAATGATACTTTATCAATGAATGGATTAATTACTAAATGCTTCATCTAATCATCCTTAAACTGCTGCAGCTTTGTTAAGAACAACTAGTGAATTATTGTCTACTACTTTACCATCCACAATCATGATTGCTTTTGTAACAAGATCATCAGTAGCATTGTCTTCATACTTCTTAACACCCATTTGATAATTAGTGTTTAAAGCATAATCCTTATAGTTAAATAAGAATGCGAATGCTTCCCCAGTATCAGCTGTTCCAAAGCTATCTAGGTAGTTACAAAGAACAACAGGACGGCCTAAAAGAACACGCTCTGGCTTGCCATCAATTCCATAATTAGTACGTGCAATTGGTTGCCCTGCTGAATCAAGCATAGAAACAAATCCTAAGAATGTCTTTTTAGTCATTGTCCACACAGCATTAGCTTCGTACTCAAGAGGAAGAGCTGCTTCTGCATCTGTTAAAGCTTTATAATCAAGCTTAGAAATATTTAGAGCTTGTCCAGTTACAGGAGTTTCTGCCAAAATTCCTTTTGGTTGGCCAGATCCAGTACCACTGATAATTGATTGCTCGATTGCTTTAGTCATTGCTTCCACAACATTGTTGATTAAAGTAGATTCAAATACTGCTAGAGCCATAGTATCTACTTCTAAAGAAACAGCAACAGCACAACGTAGTTTGTGATAGTTGAAGGTAATGCTACCAGTAGATTTCTTTTGAGTATCGCTTCCAGCACCTTCAGCTACCCAAGTTGCAACAGGTTTAACAGCAGAAGTCGGAACGGATACACCACCTTTAATTGCTGTGCGAGTAACAAGTGGAAGAATCATACCAACAGCTTCGATTTTTTCCACAATCTTATTTAACACTGTTTGTGGAATAACAGAACCAACATCACCAGTCTTTGTTACTGCATTTGCACGTAATTCAGCTGGGATTGCTTCTCCACGTAAAACATAATTCATGAATGCTTTACGATATTCTACTGAATCAGAACCTAATTCGCGTTGTTCTTGTGGATTAGCATTGAATGTTTCAATAGTGCGCACTTCTGTAGCAACACCGCTATTAATTGCACTAGCTTCAGTCATTAAACGTTGACGAGTTTCAATTTGTGCCTTTTCATCATTTAAAGCACGAAGCTCAGTATCCAAAGATGTTAAATCTACTTGCTGATCACCTTCTAATAAACTACGAATTTCTACAATACGTGCTTGGATTTCTTGTAAACGATTCATTTGAACATCTCCTCTATAAATAAGTTTTTAAAATAAGTTTTTTACGTAAATCCTGTTGCTTTCTTTCTTCTAAATAATTTTTATATGGATCATATCCCCTAGCGCTAACTTCTGAATCTGGATAGGCAGGGAATGCAACAGCACTAACTTCTAACAATCTTGCTTTCGTAACAGTTCTAAGCATTAAGTCATCGTCTGGTTCTTCGATGTCTTCACTTATCATGTTGAAACCAAAACTTACTCCGTCTACATCCCCACGTTTTATCGTTTCGTAAGTGTCGTTTCCGAGAGTTGTTTTAGGTAAATCTAACTCAAAGCGCAAACCAATAGAATCTTCCACTAATCGCAAAGTGTGATTTTTTGTCCTACCTAATACTTTCGAAGTATCATGAGACCATAAAAATCGCTGGTCATCTTTTTGTAAAGATTCAGTAAAGGATCCTTGTTTAAACTGTTCGCGGAATTTACGATAATATCCCATGACAACGGATTTTTTCTCCCACTTAACAGCATACCCGGTAAGTGTTCGATTACCATTTTCATCTTCTCTAATCTCAATCTGTTGAGTCAGGAGTTCCCTTTTTTCCGTTTTGTCCATTTGTCTCACCTCCCTTACCCACAATTGCAGTGTCTAAACGTCTAATCGGTTTATCTCCACCTTCAATAGGGCTAAGAGATAATATTGAGCGCCATTCATTAGGCGTCATGGCCCCACGGTCCACCATCTGTACTAAATTCATCTTGGTAGACATCGAAGCATATTGAAGACTTGAAGCCTCAAATACAATCTTGTTTCCAAATCCTCTTTCACGACGTGAAAAAAGCTTCCTGGTATATTCTCCAGCAAGCTGTACAGCTAATGGTTCTATCTCAGATTCGTAATAAGCATTCCATTCATCTTCCGTGTACTTGCTTTGAATGATTTTCTCATTCGTATTAAAGAAGTTATAAATTCGTTGAATGGTCTCCTGCATTTGCTTTGAGTCTGGAACAAAAGCTTCATTCTTCACTTGTTCTAAATCATAACGAGGATCCGTTGCAGCTGCACCAATATTTTGATTATCAATGCTCAGATAATTTTTCACAAAACTACTTACCTGTAAATCAACATCTTCTTGCTTTAAAACAGATTTGAATTTGAGAATCCACTTAACTATTGCGCTATTTTTTATTGCTTTAACAATACCTTGATCCGTTGTATTCACGATTTCCATGAGTGCTGATAAAGCATCACCAGGATGTTCTCCAAAAAAGTCATCCTCATTAAAATCTTTACGAAGGTGAATAATGTCTGTATAAGGGATTGTCATTCTTTTTCCATTTCTAAAATAAAACTTAAGGAATAATTCATTTGTACTATTCTCCACAACTTCAATTGACACACAAGGAATAGGATAAATTTCTGAAACATATCCAAGTTCATCCCGTTTAATATAGGCAAATGCGTTATTATTTAACTCTAACTGAGTAGCTAATTTTTCTTGCATTACTTGACCTGTCATTAAAGGGTTCGGTTCTTCCAATACAAACCTTAGATATGGGTCTGGATTTATCTTGAATTCATTCGCATTGTCTCGAATATGCTTCGCAACTAGCTTACCTACCGCCTTAGCTTTTGGTCTAATACATGCGCGAATAATATCGCTTTGAAAGAGAGTTCCACTCCATGAATAAAAACCTTCTCCTTGGTCATTTACCATTTCAAATCGAGTATTAATGACTTCATTCTTTTTTTTACCAAACATTTTTTCAAAAAGTCCCAAATGTTTCACCTCCCTTGACTAAATCATGTTGAGATAATCATTTTTCTTTTCTTGAAGGACCACATAAGCATTTAAAAGTGCTGCTGTACCGTCTATCCTTCTTCGCTGGTTGTTCGTCTTGTTTGGTTGGATATTTAGGTTTTTATCCACATCAATAGCTGTATTCGATAAACACCATTTATCAATAGGGTTATTGTTATAGATAATTTTCTTTGCTTCTAAGTCAGCTCCAAGCAATTTCATAGGCATTGATAAGGTTTGCTTACCCTGAGAAATAGGAACCATAGCCTCCATGCCAAAATAACCTTGCATTTCTTCAACCCAATATTTTGCAGACCATCTATCATAGCCAATCCAAGGAATATAAATCCCATAATCATTTCGCATTTCTAAAAACCATTCAGTGACAAACTTTGCATGAACACTATTACCAGGAGTGGTTCTTAGCAAGCCCATATCATGCCACAGATTATAGGGTATCTTATCTTCTTTTGTACGCTGATCAAGTAAATCTTCAGGCAACCAATACATTTGCTTAACATAAATATTGGAGTCGTTTGGAACCATAAAAATAACCTTAGCTGCTGTTAAGTCTGTTGTACTTGATAAGTCACAACCACCTATACCATAGCTAGGGTTAAGATTATTAATATCATAAGTAGTTTTATTGTTTAATTGCTCGAAGGTTAACCATGCTTCACTGGATGTTTCTCTTATATTAAAATCCTTGGTCAATAAATTCTTAACCAACAATGAATTTGATTTTGCTTTGTTTACCTTTGTTTCAAGCTGATCAATCTTTTTAATGGTACCTAATCCCGGATTAGCTTTCGGCCAGCTAGATGGGTCTGTCCATTCTTCCCTTTTGTCTAGTTCGTAGATGATGGGGAGGAAGCGGTCATCTTTATATCCATCAGCATCATCCAAACCATTTAAAAGCATTTCAGCCTCTTCATACTTCATATCATAGACGGATTCACGAATGGTTCCAGCCGTGGTAATCATGAATATCATAGGTTGTTCACGCGCTGATGTTCCGTCCACAATAACATCGTACAGGTTTTTATCTTTCCAGGCGTGAATTTCATCCATCATAGCTCCATGTACGTTTAAACCGTCTAGTGTCTCACTGTCAGACCCTAAAGGCTTAAAGGAGCTATCATTCCATTCAGAAACCATCTCTGAAACCAATGGCTTGATTCTTTTTAGGAGCGCTGGAGACTTCTTCACCATTCGTTTTGATTCTAACCAAACCAATTTAGCCTGGTCTTTCTTCGTTGCTACAGCATAAACCTCACTACCCGGTTCGCCATCAGCTATTTGAAGATATAAACCAATACCAGAGGCTATAGTGGATTTCCCATTTTTACGAGCAACCACTAGAAGTATTTCTCTATGTTTTCTCGTACCATCAATCTTGTGGATGAAACCAAAGGAAGCTGCAATAAAAGCCTTCTGCCAAACCTCTAAGACAATAGGTTTACCTCCCCATTTACCTTTAGAGTGCTTGCAGTAGTTCTCTATAAACTCAATTGCATGATTGGCTCGTTTGGGGTCATATTCCCACTCATTAGATTGGTTATGGACATCCTCCACAAGCTTTTTGTAAATCCGTCTAACCTTATTAGAAACAATTTCTTTTCCGCTTTGAATCATATCCCAATATTCAAGAATAGGATTGTAAGCTAAAGGATATTTAATCATCGATTCATCACAAAGTCTTCAAACCCGTCATCCTCATTCTTTGGTTCTTCTTTCGGCAACAGATCTGTGAGTGACTTCATAACTTGAACATGATTTTTTATCATTGTGTTATACACTTCTACAGCTGATGACTTCTTCACACCAAACTGATTAGCACCA